CACCACGGGTAATAGCGATCGAGCCTGTGTGTATGCAATACATACAGCAATCGATTGCTTCCTGGTTAAAGCCTCGAATAGAGTTATCGAGTCTTTATATGTCCGGTCGTGTTAACTTTACGCGACAAGACGTAAATGCCAGGTTAGCGCTCTCCTCTTCCATTGACAAGAGTCTTGCGACTCTCGATATGTCAGAAGCGAGCGACCGTGTGTCCTCTTTCCTTGTCTGGCGTATGCTTGAATCTGTTCCCGAATTTCGGAAGCAGGTTTTCGCGTGTCGCTCGACAAGGGCAAGTCTCCCCAGTGGAAAACTTATCCACCTGAGGAAATTTGCGTCTATGGGGTCAGCGCTGTGTTTTCCGATCGAGTCGGTGGCTTTTTTCATTGCCATCGTTTCAATTAGATTACGCAACGCAGGGGTACGCGTCACTCCCTCCAACGTACGTAAGTACGTTAATGGAGTTTACGTCTACGGGGATGATCTTATCGTTCCCGCGGACGAGGCACCCTCGATTAGTGAGACCTTGAGCGAATTTGGCTTTAAGGTCAATAGCCACAAGTCTTTCTGGAATGGAAATTTCAGAGAATCATGTGGTATGGATGCTTACTCTGGCACAGACGTAACGCCTGTCTATGTCAGAAGGATGCTTCCCACTAGTCGAACAGACGCGCATGGCTTAGCTTCGACTGTTGCCCTTGCCAATCAGTTTTATTTGAAAGGCATGTGGCAGACGTGTCGGTTTCTTCGTCAAGTTGTTGAGAAACTACTTGGCGAATTGCCGACTACTACGATTCGGTCGTTTCGATACCTAGAACGGGTAATCGAAGGGCGATTCGAACCTAGTCGAGGCTCAGCAGGATTTGGCTGGATTTCCTACAGCAATGGAGAATCAGCCAATGGCTGGGATAAACGCTACCAGTGCTTCAAGTCGAAGCGTTGGTGCGTCACTCCAGTTAGGCAGAAAGATCCTTTACAGGACGACTCTGCTCTTCTCAAATGTTTCCAACTCGTCGGTATCCCTACCTACGATCGGGAGCATTTGCGCTCGTCTGTGAGGTTTGGCAACCTCGCACTCAAACGCCAATGGACCCTGGTGTAACGAAACATTAGGGTGGATCAGAAAGACTGATCTGGAGGGTGCATAGATTTCTATGCTACTACGTGACTGATGCCATAGCTAACTTAGCTTCAGCTTCTGTCAAC